ATCCGGTATAATTTTTTGCGTTCTTAAAGTTAAATTAACGCCATCATAAGGAAATAAACCTACTGAACGTACTCCCATATTAGATAACCATAAAGAAGGTTGTCCACTTGTGTTTTGTAGTGTTACCGCATTATTAGTACTTGGGCTTATAGTAATACCATCATTCCATTGATAACCTGCATGAATGGTTTCTGAAACATAATTATTACTGTTAATTACTATTTCATGAACTGTAATTTCTACTTCAGGCGGACAATCTACTGTAATGTCATAGGTAGCCTGTGGAGTAGATGTGGTTACAGTAATCTCTACAGTCTCCGGATTATTAGCAGTTTTATTAAAACTTAACGTTCCGCTGGTAGAAACAGAACCCGTAGTATAAGTATTAGAATTCCATACTGCTGTTACATTAATAGTTCCTGTAGTAATTGCATATTGTATATCTACCTGTCCGATAACTGTCCCGACGTTAGCTATATAAGATAAATCGGTAGTGGTTTTATATTTAGTTAAAGTTTGACCACATGGAATTTCCGGTAAAGGAAAAGGAACGGGTAAATCATTAGAGCTTAACACAAACTCATTCATATAAGGATCATATCCTCCTAACTTTTGCGTTACAATTCCTGCTCTAAAATCATCCCTAAACCATGAACGCATGCCGTATTGAGATACTATTTCAATTTGATCTGTGTTTCGAGAAGTACCCATTAAATGAATCACGGCACCTCTTTTTGTATCGGTAAAATACATATGTTGCCCCCAAGCCGAAAAGCTTTCTGGTTGAAAACTAATTCCATATTCTTCTATACGAGCTATTTGTGTTCCTAAAACCTCAGGTACAGAAGCAATAGCGCCTCCTCCTGTAGAATCGGTAATAACATTTTTACTGGCTAACACATAAGATATCCTGTCTTCTTGTAAAACTAATATATCAGTTTCTCTCGAGTGCATTTTCATAATAGGACCAAAAGAAGTTTCACAGTCTTTATAATTAGCTAACCCTAAATTAAATTCATTAAGATTATTAACATTACCTGGACCACTAAAAATACCACTGTATGTCAATCCAGCAAACCTGTCAGCTTCCTTAGTTTCTTGATTAGACACCGCTAAGGTACGTTGTCCTAAATTAAAACTTTTTCCATCAGCTCTATCTTGTATACGAAAACTTTCTACCCCATTACTAAAAGTATAACAATTAGCAAAGTCTAATTCTTGAACTAAATCTGCTCCTGTAGTAACAGATTGGTCTTGATTTACAGGTCCTATAGAAGATTTATGAACGAGTTGATTAGAAGAAGTTTCTAATTCAATGTCCATCATTTGAGAAGCATCATAATATAAATTTTCATCTACTTCCCCTGGTTCAGTTTCAAAAGCCACCAAATTTCCTGCTCTACTAACTTCAATAGTTAACTCAGTATGACCAGGTCTGGTATCACCCCAGACATTAGAACATTCTTTTAAATCTCCATTTAACCTTACAAACATAGGTTGACCTGGAGCCGATTGTACAATACCGAAATGGGCGCTAAAACAACTGCCCGCTGGCACAGAAGCTGAGTTAGGAAAAGGAGAACCTCCTGAATTAGGCGCGCTTAAACTCATTCCATTAGTATCGCCTTGAGTTATTTTAGTGTCTATACCATCTCCATAAAACCAATCAAAGAAAGTTAAATAATCTGTAGAAGCTGTATAAGACTCATCAAACTTATAATGTTTTGCTTGACAACTACTCCCGCTTCTACCTCTCCATATATAAATTTTTATTCTAATATTAGACCCCGCTGGTAAAGTGTAAGGTACTCCTGAAAAAGGATCTGAAGTATCATTTAAAGAATACTTTACAAACGGTTTTCCGCTTCCGCAATTTCTTTTTTTATTTTCTGCTGTTTTTTTACCGTAGTTAACTACCGCTCCATCTGGAATCTCAGTAGAAAAATTAGGCTTTAAAACCATATATAAACCAGCTCCAATACCTCCGGAAGCCGTAACAGGATAGTTAGGGTCACCCTTGCCAGCCGCGATTACATCTAACACCACCACTTCGGTAGTAGTTAAACGAGGACCTTGTGTATCCATTTTACAATACAGAGTCATTCCTTTTTGAACAATGTTAGTATTATCCCCTTCTAATTTAAAATAAAATAAAGAAGCCTCATCATCTGATTGGTAAAATAAATTACTATATACCATGTTATAAGAACCCTTGGTAGGTTTCATTACAAACTTATATTTTTTAGCCCAAGATGGAGGTAAATTTTTCAAAGTAACTTTTACTGTATTTTTATCTATACAGTTTTCCGCTGGAAAAAACACAGTGTTAAGTTCGCTTACTAAAACTGTGGTAGACCTCCCATACTCATCCATATAAACTACACCTACTTCATAATCTCTATCACTATGTAAACTTAAAGTATTATCTGTTTTTATATAACCTGAAGCGCTTCCATAGCCTGAAAATTCAAAATACTCATATTGAAAAGACTGAGAACCTGAACCTGAAGCCACTCCATCATTCCAGTATTGAGCAGCTATTGATTGTAAAGTAAAAGTGTCTCCTGCTACAGTATATCTAAATCCTTCTTGAGTACAACCTGAGCTTGGAGGACAATTAGAAGGAGAGGCACAAGAAGAAATAATAGCAGTATTAACAGTACACCATCCAGCTACTACTGCTGGAGGCACAATATAAGTGTTGAGTTTATCCGTCAAAGTACCTCCTGAAGACGCTTGATCAATAGGCTTAAACTCTCCTGCCGTTGTACCTGGACCTGTTGTTCCAATCGGATATTGAAATTCTGGGGAAGTTAACATAGAATTAATATCTGAATACTGAGAAGTAGCAGTAAAAGACCATTCTAAAACAAATGGACTTACTTGAGCATATCCTACCTGCACATCGGGGCCACTTCCATTAATTCCTTGACCAGATATTACAGTACCAGAGCTACTCATTTGTACAGAAAAATTAAAAGTGGTACCTATATCTATAACTCCCGTTCCATAACCCGATAAATCAAAAGTTATAGCAGAATTAGGAACAGATTGAGCCGCTCCAGCTATTTGATAATTTATTCCTGTACTTGTTATAGGAATAGCTAAACCTTCTCCCCCAATTACTTTACTCAAAGGTTCGCAATGATAGTCCATTAAAATAGTGTTGCCAGCTTTATCAGTCAAATTATAACCATCAATATAATTACCATATATTAATCTATTTCCCTGAATAGTTTGAGCTTTAGCTGTACGCGGAACATTGTCATATAATCGTAAAAGTTCATCCGAACCTAAAGTTGTATATATTTTTCCATTATTAAACTCAATAGTTTGATGTGTATTGTCAGCCCAGCCCCATTTTACTTTATTGTAACTTTCTACTACATATATAACATTAGAGGTAGTTTCTTTATATAAAAGGTCAATTGCAATTACGCGTTTAGATCCGGTGCTAAAAGTTATTTCTGCTGCATTATGACGATTCATCATACCCATATTAGTAAAAGTGTTGATACTAAAATTAAAAGCTTTGGGTTGAAAAACTGGTCTACTAAATAAAGAAGTAGCACTATACCCTCCATCTAAATACCTATACCTATAAGCAAAACAAATAAATTTATTTTCCAAATAATTTTCTCCAGAAGTAGAAGTTATAGGGTTTACACTCGGTACAGGTAAAGGAAATGGAGCCGCTCCAGTTCCATCTTCAAAACCAGGTATTTTAAAAACAACACTTATATCCTCTTCTTCTATTCCATCTACGGCACCGGTAGGTTGAGGATAGTTTCGTTCAATATTAATATAACGTGGAGGATTTATGTCGTCCGTAAAATATAAATAATTATCTATTTTATCTACTCCCGTTATTAAATATTTATCATCAAAATTTAAAGTAGAAATACTTACTACGTGATAAGTTAAAAGACCTGCTGTAGTTTCATAAGACACTATCATGTCTACTATACCTGTAGCGGACATAGGAACATTTTCAGCATGAACAAACCAGTATATGGTTTCTGTCATTCCGTCCTCATAAGCACCAATAGTACGAGCATTAGGCAAAGGATTGCCATTAAATTCTAATTCAGTTAAAAGACTATTTCCTAATGAGTTTTCTACAGCACCTATTTCAGTATCTTCTGTAGAACCCAATCTAACATTTAAAGCATCAATATACTCTCCTGGTGGAACTAAACGTTCATCAACGCTTTTGTTCATTTTACCCGCTATAAAATTTGTGGAAGTTTTTACCATATTATTTCAACCATTTATCCTGACCTCTTAAATTCATTAAGAGTCGACCAGGGTGTATGTTACTTAATCTCAATTTAGCATTTCGTAATAAAGAAGATTTATCTTTTCTTGCTCTATTAATCACATATTCTTGAACCCCGTATCTGCCATTCAAAATAGCGTACTTAATATACGCATATATAAATTCTTCAAATAATTTATTTACACTAACATTAGAATCATCTCCATTTTCCATTCCATCGGAAACATACTCTAATACCACTAATTTACCTGACATAGTAGATTCAAAATTAATTACCCCTCCTTTTTTATTAATACTAAAGGTAGGATTAATGTTTGCTGTTTCTGTGTTTAATCCAAATCTATTTCCAATTCTATAATCAAAATACCAACATCCATTTATACACCAACCTTCTTGACCGTTATAAGCCCCCTCTCCTAAATACATTGTTTTTTGAGTGCCATCCAGTCTTTGTTTATCCCAAAAAGAATTATCAGGCTTTAAAACATTACCGTCTATATCAAATAAAATTCTACAATCATGGTCTTGTAAATAAGCTCCACTCCAATTAGTTTGAATGTTTTCAGTCATAGGATATAACATGCCGTCTTTTTCCCAAGATATTCTCACCCAATTTACATAGTCCGGAGGTAAAACGAAACGTAATTGATCACAAATTTGAAGTTCTAATATTTTTATTTCTTTCATCGCATCATAGTTCAATTCCTGAATGCCTCTTTTAGCGTGAAATAAAACTTGATATCTATTTATATTATTAATAATCTCATTGTTTCCTTGATACATAAGCATAAAATTATTAACAATATCATCTAAACTTATATATTGATAGGAACCCCAGTTTTTATCTGTAGGTACAACTTGGTTGTTTTCGTAATATTGATAATCTGTAATATATGCCATAATTAACTGCTTTCTTGTATTTCGTTATTTTCTGCTGTTGCTCCAAAATTATAAACCTCTGCTTCTCTAATTTCAATTCCTACGTATTGACAAATTTTAGCTATCAATGTAGGTTCATCTGAGTCGGGTAATTCAAACTCTTGAAAGTCAGGCTGAGTAGAATCAAACACAGGTTCTCCAAGATTTAAATTTTGATAAGTCCATCTTGGAGTTAAAGGATATCTAATATATTGAGATTGAACATCTCCAATGTTTAAAATAGTAGAAGGATAAACCGTAATTAAACTACCATCTAAAACATATGCAGGATAGGATTTAGTAGGAGCTGTTAAATTAGAGCTGGTTAAATAAAATATTTTATTTTGACTAACTCTTTCTACTTCTTTTATATTAGTGTTATTATATATTTTATAAGCATTTCCTGGAGCTAAAAATATATCAGCGCTTAAGTTTAATGTAGTACTATTTACTACCCCTGTCACAAAAGCTTGTTGTAAAGTAGTGGTATTAACCACAATAGATCCGATTGCTGGAGTAGGAGAAGCGGTTGGTATAATTGTCCAACCTGTGGCATTGGTATCTAATAATTGATTAGGATTTACCCCAGTAGAACTACCTGTAAACAACACATCTGGATAATAAAAAACTTTATTAATTAAATAATAATCTGCAGGTAAAGTATAAACGTTTGCATTATTTTGTTGTAAAAAAACTTGAACTGAAAAAGTATCCATAACTTCTTCTAATCCTTTTATTATATCTGCATAACCTGTCCCTGAAACTCTTGCGTTTTCTTTATTAATCCAATTATTGTACGCATAAAAATAATCCTCAAACATATCCAGTTGTGCTTGTTTAGCATATAGATTAAAATCTTGAGGAGATATATATCCGTAATTATTTTTATTCGCAATTGCTAATACGGTATTTCTAACTTCATTTATTGATGCTGCCATACTTTATAAACATTTTTACAAAGATAACAAAAAAAAAGAGGCCTTATTTTTTTTAAGACCTCTTCTTGTTTGGTAATATTTACTATTAAGAGAAAGTAAATGTTCCTGCCCACTGAATACCCTGAGTACCACTTGATACTGTTAAAGGCATAGTTTCAGAATTTACTGTCCATTCCGACTTCATAACATTTAATGCTACTTCTTTAAATTTAATAAAATAAGCATCATCTGTTACAGTGTCTCCCATGTCAATAGCTAACTTATCGTTACCAGCTGCTCCTTTTTTATAATGAACAGTTACTTGTCCATTAGAAGCGTTACCTCTAATTTCAGTTGCATTATCTAATCTAACTTTTCTGGCTCCTTGATCTCCTCTATCCGTCAGAATAAAAAAGTCATCACCAACAAGTATACCGAAATTAGTTCCTGATAAAACAATTGTAGTATCGTTTGTTACTGAAGCTACAGTGTAATTAAGATTAGTAGTCACATTACAAACTACATCTCCTGCTTGTACATTTTCTGTAAATTTTCCTCCAGACAATACACATTTAGAAGCATCAGCTGCAGCGATAATTGAATAAACAGTACCAACGGCTGATAAACCTCCGGTTCCTGTAGCAGCAACTCCTGGTCCTGAAATACTTAAAACAGTATCGCTATCTACTGCAGTTATTAAAGCCCAGCTTCTTACAGGATAACCTGCAATCCCTGTAGTAATAACAGCGTAATCTCCTACATTAACTGTAGTTAAAAAGTTTTGACCTGCTTCAGTTAGTTTTCCTTCTGTAGCAGCACTTGTTGTACCTGAATCCACAGCAGCTGCATTTGTTGCTGTAGAGCCTGGGTACATTTGCACAGGTAAATTAATATATCTATACATAATACTTAGGCTACCGCTACTGCTGAAACCGCTTCAGATGGAACGTATGCAAATGCAACATCCGTCCACGAAGTTTTTAAAGCTTCTTCCATAGCGTTTTGTACTGAGTCTCTCATTTGGTTAGTAGTCGATACCGCAGCATGAGTTAATGTAACAATGTTTCCACTATTGTAAACAATAGTTGTTGTTGTTGTAGGGTTTGATCCTGCACCACCAGCATCCCCTATTCTTACCGCAATTACATCGGAACAGCTAATAAGCATATTTGTTTCCCCTGTAACTGGAGTGTCTAAAAATTTGTCCATAATTAATAATTTTAATGGGTTAATAAAGTGCAAAGTTACGTAAAAAAAAAGCACCTATTTAAGGTGCTCTTTTAGTTTAATCTTCTTCACTTTTAGCTTTCTTTTTTTTTGTTCGGGGTTTAGAATCTCCTTTTAGTATTTTATTTAAAAGTTTGTAAGTTTCTACACCTTCATCCGTTTGCATATAAGAAGCTACAATATCACTTGCATCTTCCCCAAAAGGAACGGTAAGCATTTTTGTTTTATTGTTTGGTAAATTAAAATAAACATCTCTATTTTTATTTTTCAACATCAACAAAGTTGCTCCAAAAAATTGAGCTACATCATCATATATTTTTAACGATGGATCATTTAACATATCTATAAACTCCACGGGATTATTTCGAGCGTATACTAACATATCTCTTCTTAATTCCGCAGTGCTTCTTTTATCAGAGTGTGCTCCAAATAAGACCCTGGAAATAGTAGCTAATGTAGAAACATCTAATTCTTTAGCTAAAATTTGAGCATCTAAAATTACTTCTTCTATTTCTAATTCTTCTGCTGCATCTTTAGCTTTATCGATTTCTTCAAATGTTCGCCCGTTTTGCGGATGATAATATAAAAATTCTTGTAAAACTTGATTTCCTCTTTCAACAGTTAAAAATCCGTCTTCAAAAACAATTGGTTCTAATATAGCGTTACCATCTTGTTCGTCTTCAAAAGGACTTTTTTGGTTTCGAGCATAACGTAAAGCTCTGTTAATTCCTTTTTCTTCGTCGAAATAAAGTAAAGGGGTTCTTTTATTGTGATGAGAAGAGAGCATAAAACACAAAGGTGCTACATCTCTCATTAATCTATACCTTTTAGTAATAGGTGTTGTTTTCTTTTTCATTGTATTATAATTTAATTAAAGTTAAAAAATAAAAGGGAGGTTACTCAGAGAACGTTTGCATGTATGCCTTTCGCCCCCCTTTAATTATTGATGCTTATTAGTCTCTAAATAAGAAGAAGTTGTTTGCACCTAAAGTACAACAAGCTCTTTCAGATAAGAAGTTAACTTGCATCTTGTCTACTGCAGACGTTCTTGCTCCACCAGCTGAACCAGTGATCCAAGTTTTGTAACGTCTGTCTTCAGTTTCCGAAGCTCTATATCTTACATGTAAGAATGGTCTCTTAGCGTTCTTACCTAAGATTTGGTCATATACAGTTGTAGAACCAGCTGGAACTAAAAGTCCATTGATTTTACCACCTGTTAAACCTCCTCTCATAGTAGGATCGTTTAAGTATTTCCAGTCAGACTTGTAGAAATCATAACCTCTACGGAATCCTGTGAATCCTAAATTAAGAGCCATCTCTTCATCATTATCAAATAAACCATATGAAGTACCACCTGCTCCGTAAGAGTTTTGTGCCGCTAACATATCGTCAATATCAAATGAGAAGTCTCTGTTTACGAAGATTACATTTTCTTCGATAGACCCTTGTTTATCTAATCTTTGGATTACTGAATCAAAACCAGCAAGAGCAACTGGGTTACCACCGCTCCATACATTTCCTCTTGTATTAACTACATAGAAAACTCCTTCAGAACCTTTGTTTCCTTCTGGACCTGTAGTAGCTATAGCACCAGAACCAGCTTCTGCTGGAACCGCTTCTATCATTGCTGTTTCAAGATAATCCTCAAATCTTAATCTTGTTTCATGCTCAGACTTCATATACCAAAGGTATCCAGAAGCTCCGTTTTCAGTGCTTACTTCAACCCAACCAATTTGTGCCATATCAGACCCATTTACTTCGTAAGTGTCTTTTATGATAATTGGAGAATTGTCAAAGATGAAATCTTGTGCTTCTAAAGATCCAGCCATTCCGTCTTGACCTTTTTTAAATTCTGAACCATAAATAAATATACTACAATTTACCCCTGCCGCTACTGCTTGACCAGCTGCTTCATAGTAAGCTACAGTTACCGTAAACGGTGCTGCATTTGAAACTGCAGTTACAATCGCTTTATTACTAAGCGTTGAACCAGCTGTTTCATC